GGTACACGATGAACGCTACATACGGATAATAGTTATGGCTATTGCGTACAATGCTAATATAGTGACTTCCGGTCTCGTATTATGTTTGGATGCAGGTAACCCCCGCAGTTATCCTGGTACAGGTACATCTTGGAGAGATGTAGGCGGCACATATTCGCCCAGTACTTTAGTAAACAGCCCAACATATACATCAACTAGTCCTGGCTTTTTCACATTTGATGGCGTAGATGACTATGGTACATTGCAAAACACTACATTAGGCAACGGTAACTTAGCTTGGACTTGTAGCGCCTGGGTTAGAACCACAACAACAGTAAATGCTTTGGGGTTAGGCTCAGTACTGTCGAATGCTAGCGGCGGCCCGGTGTATTCGATGATGGGTGTAAATAATGGTAAAATTGTTTATTGGACTTATCAAAATAGTGCTTGGGCTCAAAAGTTAGGTGTTGCTACCGTAAATGATAATATCTGGCACATGCTGACATGGGTTAACTATGCCAATACTACTATGGATATGTATGTAGACGGAGTGCTGGATAGTAATGTCGCAAACTCTACATCAGGAAACAATAATCCAATTGATAGATTAGGCGGGTCTTGGTCTGGTTCTTTTTCGGGAGCAATTTCTCAAATTCTAATTTACCAATCAGTTTCGTTGTCTGCGGCGCAGATACTACAGAATTATAATGCTGCAAGAGGGAGATATGGCAGGTGAGTGTTTCATATAACTCCTCAATTGTAACTAATGGGTTAGTATTATGTCTAGATGCAGGTAATCCCCGCAGTTATCCGGGCACAGGTACTAATTGGTTTGATGTTAGTGGAAATAATAATACTGGTGCATTGATAAACGGCCCAACATATACTAGTGGAGTTAACGGATATTTTACTTTTGATGGGGTAAACGATGAAGTAAGAACCTCGTTATTTAGTAATGCTCGTACTAATGTTACTATGAGCGGGTGGTTTTATGTGAATTTAGGAACAGTAGGCACGTTTCTAAGTAACGGTGATGATCCAGCCGGATACTGTATAGGAATAGGTGAGTATTTTAGTACTGCTGATAATCAAGTAACTGCATTGTTTGGCTATATCAGATGGATATTGACTGGTGTGTACTATCAATATACCGGATGGCATATGGTAACTATGACATTAAATAATGATGGGACACCGTCAATATATATTAACGGCAATTTAGTAGGAACTTATCCCGGAACAATATCTAATATACCGACTGTTGGTACAGGTTTTTCTGTAGGTTCTCAGTGGGGAATTCGTTACGCTAATACTAGGTCGGGTAATGTTAATTTTTATAACCGAGCATTAACCGCAGCAGAAATAACACAAAACTTTAACGCATTACGAGGGAGATATGGAATATGAGTTTAACAGCAGATAACGGTCTAACATACGTTACGCTTGATTTGAGCGAAGCGTCATCATTGGACTTTGAACAGATAGAACAAACATCAATTGATACACTTCGTATCAGTGTAGATGGAACTGAAACAATTGTCAAGTGGATAACTGCAAACGGTGTTCCTAGCTCAGTGGCAGCACTAACTACTAAAGGCCCGTACATGACGCACGATGAAGCATTAGAACTAATGGCTACTGAAGCGTGGACTATTGATCTTCCTTTGGTATAAGCAATGGCACTCGCACATTCCCCTTCTATTGTAACTAGCGGATTAATTTTTTGCGTAGATGCAGGGAATCCAAGATCATATTCCGGTAGTGGAACAACTTGGGGCGACATCAGTGGCAACGGTTTTGACAGCACATTAACTAACGGACCTGTGTATACTTCGGGAGTGAATGGATATTTTACTTTTGATGGAGTTGACGACTTTTCTTCGGTTCCTATTAACTCAGCTTTCAATACACCCAGTGTTACTTTCGAAGTTTGGGCATATCTACAAACGATAAGTGACAGGCATATTTTATATGTTAACTGGCAGGGCAACGCACTTGAGGTAAACAGTGATCGAAGTGTTGTAATGTATAATTTTAGCAGCCAAGGGCAACAAGGCGCAGGGTCCTCCGCCGGAGCAATTAATTGGGATACCTGGAATCATTTCGTTGGCGTTTATGACGACGGCGCGCAAGCGTTATACATTTATGTGAACGGCTCGCTATTGGGAACAAGAACCTCGACTCCCTCAACTATATACGGCGTAGGTACCCACTTGATTTCGGGAGTTGCCTTTGGGGGAGAAGTAAAAGGAAGGATATCCGTTGTCAGACATTACAATACTGCATTGTCTGGGACTCAGATTTTACAAAACTTCAACGCCCTCAGAGGGAGATACGGAATATGAGTGTAGGATATAACCCTTCTATTGTAACTAACGGGTTGATTCTCTGTTTAGACGCGGCTAATCCAAGAAGCTATCCTGGTTCCGGGTCTAATTTTTTCGATGTTAGTGGTAATGGAAATCACCACACCTTGGTTAACTCCCCCACATTCAGTAACGGAAGATTTACGTTGAACGGTGTAAACCAAGGATTCAGTAGACTATCTTCAATGAACGGAGTTACCAACGCATGTACAGTAGTTGTTTGGTATGCGTCTTCTGACACTACTGAACTTTGGGTTAAGGGAAGCCAAAGCAATAGTTATTATTTGTCGGCGTCATACGGAAACGATTATTATCATAGTAATTGCGGCACTCCAACTAATTATGTAGACTTAGCGTTAACTATCAATCCATCTACGCCCATTAACTATAGAAATGGTGTGTTTCGTATGTGGGAAGCAAAGAATGTAGACTTCGTAACTGCATTCTGGAGTGCATATGAATGGTATTTGTACCCAGAACCTTGGCCACTTTTAGGTGATGCATCTGTTGTTATGATTTACAATAGAGTATTAACTGCCGCAGAATCAGCACAGAACTACGCCGCCTATAGGGGGAGGTACGGCGTGTGAGCTTAGCACATTCCCCTTCTATTGTAACTAGTGGATTACTACTTGCGTATGATATGAGCAATCCAGGTCGCTCTTGGAAGGGGGCACCAACCACAAACTTAGTTGACCAAACAATAGGTATTTACAACAATGTGCCCGGAGATGTATCAGTAACATTAGAAGCAACTTCAGAACGGTATTTGGGTGCAGTCGTTTATAAAGAAACTATTACTCCGTTAACAGCAACCGGAGTAGGTTATCTAACTAACGGCAACAATCCGGGTATTGGAATAGTATATAATGGTGGCGGTGGCCTAGCAAACCAATATACCGGTCATGCTGTTTTTTATCGTCCTGAAGGTCCTGTGTTCTCTACTCCGCTGTATTCAAATTATTCAAACATTCCTGGTTACGGCGCCGGCTCGTTGGGCTCCAATAGATCAGTATCGCAAGGTGATGGCTGGTTTCGCGGAGAAGTAATATGGTTTGATACTGTCACTAGAACAGACGGTAAATACTGGGCAATAAACCCAGCCGGTGCAGCAGTAAACGTTCCTATTATTATTTATTGGGCGGGTCCTTTTAAAGAAGATCGTAACTCTAGCAATCTAGTCTCGCCGTATGTTATCGGTACACGAGCAAATACGCAATCGCTGCTAGATTTAACAAATACAACCGTGTTAACTACAAACAACTTAACTTATAATAGTGATAATACTTTTAATTTTGCCGGGGACAATGACACAAGTACAGTCACTGTCCCGCTATCAACTGCATTTAATAAGATTACCGGTACTATTGGTATGTGGGTAAATCCTACTAGCTATTCTGGTTCAAATGGTTTATTTGTAAACAGAGATAATAACACCGCTAATGCGACCGATTGGTTTTGGATTGGATCTTGGGATAGCGCGAATACTTTTTACTTTAGATTAGGCGATGGGTCAGCTTGTTGCAATAATGATTTGAACGTGAGCAACTGGGCATCAGTTTGCCCAGTTAACACTTGGACATACGTCACTTGTTCATGGCTATCAGGCGGCGAATCTCGTATATACACTAATGGAGTTTTACAAACATATAGGAGTATATCCTCAATTCCAGCAACTAACCCAACTTCTACTGGACGGATAGGGCTAGGGCACAACGGTCCCGGAAGCTGGAACGGCAAGATAAGTGCCACTCAGATATACAATAGGCAATTGTCTGAAGCTGAAATTATTCAAAACTTTAATGCTTATCGAGGGAGATACGGAATCTAATGGCCCTGGCACATTCCCCTTCTATTGTAACTAATGGGTTGATTCTTTGCTTAGATGCAGGCAATCCAAGAAGCTATCCGGGTTCCGGCACGACCTGCAATGATGTTAGCGGTAGAGGAAATAACGGAACACTAGTTAACGGTGTTAGCTTTAGCAGTAGTAATATGGGGACATTCGTGTTTGATGGAGTAGATGACTATATCAACGTGAGTAACCCGGCGAGCTTAAATCCAGGCGCAAACAGTTTTACAATAGACAGTTGGGTTTACCAAAAAGATAACGGATTTAATGGCATAGTAGATGCAAGAGGTGCCGGCTTACATGGATTCTTGTGGATATTAAACTATACTTCAGCTGGGTACATATCTTTTTTCTTAAATACGACTAATGACGTTGATCAAAATGTTTATGTATCAACTGTTGCAACATTCACTGACGTACTTGCTTGGATGAACATTAGCGTTGTCGTTGATAGAGGTATAAATAATATAACTTTTTATAAAAATGGTATACAGCAAGGCGCCAGCGTCACTATAACTTCAGGGGGAACGGTTGATCCTGGTTCTGGATATATTTACTATGTGGGCGGCGATTTGGGGGGTCCCGAAGCCAATATTAATTTATCGGCTATTAAACAATACAACCGTGCCCTTTCAGCACAAGAAATATTGCAGAACTTTAATGCTTATCGAGGGAGATATGGAATATGACACACTTTGCTAGAGTGCAAAATGGAATAGTGACAGAAGTTATCGTCATTGAGCAAGATATGATTGACACTGGCTTGTGGGGACCTCCGCAAGAGTGGATTCAGACTAGCTATAATACCCACGCCGGAGTTCATACCCAAGGCGGAATGCCATTACGAAAGAACTACGCTGGTGTTGGCTACACGTATGATACAGAGTTAGATGCTTTTATTCCTCCAAAACCATTTAATAGTTGGGTACTTGATGAAGATAGGTGTCAATGGAAGGCTCCGGTAGAATGTCCACAAGACGGCAACGTCTATTCATGGAATGAAGTAAGTCAAGCGTGGGAAATATCCAACGCTGCACCTTTGTAGGGAGAACAACAATGGCAGTCTCCTCTGGACCAAGTATTGCATCGCCCACTGATACCGTATGTGTTTTTGCAACCTCAGGAGTCTTTACTCCTTCCTTTACAGGCACGATTGAAATTCTCGTAGTCGCTGGCGGCGGCGGGGGCGGCTCCGATATGGGCGGAGGCGGCGGCGCAGGTGGCGTCATTAGTAGTAGAAGTGTATCTGTAACTGCAAACTCACCTGTCACAGTTACAGTTGGTGCAGGTGGTACAGGAGCGCCTGCTGGTCAAGGCGGACACGCAACTACAAAAGGAACAAATGGCGGAAATAGTGTATTCGGTGGTAATACCGCCATCGGCGGCGGCGCGGCCGGAACATCATACTACACGTTTGGCAACAGTTTTGGAAATAGCGGTGGTTCCGGTGGAGGTGGTTCCGGTTATAATAACGGCGTAACGCCTGCGTTGTCTACCGGGACAGGCTTCGGGGCATCTGGTACCGGTACTGCTGGTCAAGGAAATCGCGGCGGTTGGGGGAACAGTGCTTATTATAGCGGCGGTGGTGGTGGAGCAGGTGGAGCAGGTGCAGACGGGAATAATACACCTAACGGCGGCCCCGGCGTGTTAAATGGAATACTCAATCGAAATCTTTATTGGGGAGGAGGCGGCGGCGGCGCTGCATATACCCTAGCAAACGGAGGTAACGGTGGCATCGGTGGAGGCGGAGGCGGAGCAGTCGGTGTCACTACCGGAGGCACCGGGTATAACAATGGTTCTCCTGGTGGAGGAGGCGCTCCGGGCTCACAGACAAACACCCCCGGCGGGAATGGCGGCCAAAATACCGGCGGCGGTGGAGGCGGCGGCTCCCACTACAATTTTACAAATCAGGGAGGAGATGGCGGTTCTGGTATCGTAATCGTGAGATACAATTCTTCTTTGGGTTCAAGCACAGGCGGCGCCGTCCTCTCGTTAGGAAACATGGCATTGTGCTTAGACGCTACCAACCCACTGTCAAATGTGGGTAATCGTTCAATTATTAATTGGAATAGTTGGACAGTTGGATCCGGTAGTGTTGATGGTTATGGCCAAGTCGGCCAGCAGGCAGAAAATGAAAGAGTAGTCGCAACTAACCCATGGGGTAATAATGCAGTAGTGTGGGAGGCAAGACCGCTGGGACAAACTGATGATGACGGCGGTTGGGTTACGTCTTCTTTCAATATTGATAACACCCAATTATATCGCTACTCGGTATGGGTGCGCCGTACTTCAAGCACATCAGGTGGTACTTTTTATCTAGGAACGGGAGGCAACGGAGATGGCGTTCGCAGAATAAACGACGGTGTAGTAGAAAGCAACCCGTACTGGGAGTGTAGCAATACAGGGTTTTTGGCACAGAATACTTGGTACTTGTTTGTAGGTCATATATACCCGGCTAATACTACTTTCACTGGTAGAAATCCTACTACAGGATACTATACCATTAACGGTAGAGCAGGGAACATAAGTGGCTGCAATGTCGGAAATGATCTAAAGTGGAGCAACAACTCAACTACTAGCATACATCGAACATTTTTGTACTACTGTCCTGATAACACCACACGATTACAATTCTATCAACCTCGTGTAGATTTATGTGATGGCACAGAACCCAGTATTGAAGAATTACTCAATAACGCAGGCAATACGTGGTACGACGTAAGTGGTAATAATAACAACTGCACATTCGTAGATTTGCCTTCTACTAACACAGGATTCTACACCTTCAATGGTACCAGCAATTATGGCACGGTGATTAACAATGGTACTTTGAATTTTTCATCAGCACAAACGTTACAGATGGTACTGAGACACACCTATACTGTAGGCAGAAGAAACCCTTGGGACCAAGCATACGGTGGCTACGGTACATGGACTCATGAACAGGGCGAGAACATCACCCAATTCTACGGAAATTCGGGCGTCAACGATAATCCTTATGTAGGAGTATCTAGTGCTACTACTCCTAGAAGTGTCTGGAATGTTTTATGTGCAGTGAGAAGTACTAGCGAATTTAAGTGGTACTTAAACGGAGTGTTAAGTAATACTACCGCGAATCCATACGGTATATTAGCTAACACAGCAGCTAATATCAACATCGGATATGGTTATGCAGGATTTTGGCAAGGTGATATGGCTATGGTTACTGCATATACTAGGGCACTAACCGATGCCGAAGTAGCACAAAACTTCAATGCTATCCGCGGTAGATTTGGGTTATGAGTGTAGCATCCGGACCTAAAATAACTACAGACGGGTTGATATTTTTGTATGATATGGACAATATTCAATCGTTTATAGGCGCGGTGGCAACCAATCAGTTTGCTATTCCTACTCCTGACGGTAGCAATAATGTTACCTTTGAAGTGCAAGGTACGGGGACATTTCAGCGATTGTATTCAGGAACGTTTGATAACTATAGCATCACTAATAATGATGTAGTATATAGGTACGATCTAGTCGCTGCGGCCGGCTGCTATTATCACGGAAATGACGTTGCTATTACTTCGGGTCAGTGGGCAACATTTACATTTGATTATTATATTTCTCCAGGGGCAGGCGGGTATCCCGTAACTAATTATCTTGCTAACTTTGAGGGAGTGGTAAGCGGCTCAGCATCCGATCCTACCCCATCTATTATGGGTGTTTGGAAAACAGCTACGTTCACCTCACAAGCTAGTTCTACTGGACTTTGCAGAATGCTATTATATCCAGGCGCATGTAATGGTACTAGTTTGGCTACGAGTGGATTTATTTTGTATAGAAACCCGCAGGTTATAATCGGTTCGTCTAGCAACACTACTGCACCGTTTACGGGGCCATTTGGAGCAAGAAGCTCTACTCAAGCTTTGCAAGACGTAACGGAAATCAACTCTATAACAATTAACTCATTAACTTATAATTCAACTGGAACCGCATTTAGTTTTAATGGGTCAACTAACTTTTTTATGTCCCCGACTCTACAAACATTTGGCAATAATACGACTTGGGAAGCATGGGTAAATTGTGAACAAGATATCAGTAGTTTCAATATGTTTATGGGCAGGTATTTGCCTTACTTTAGTTTTTACGCAGGAAATAGTTTGTATTTTTCAAATTATGTGAATGGTGTACAGCAAAGCATCCACGCTACTTCACCTACCTTATCATTAAATACGTGGTATTTGGCAACATTCACTACCTCGTTTGACGGCACGAACACTACTATGAAAATATTTACTAATGGCACCGAGACAGCAACTGGAACTTTTTCAGGTGCTCAGAACAACTTTGCCGGTGTTAACTTTATGGTAGGCGATGGCAATAACGGCAGCAATGCTAGTTGGTATCCTTTTAAAGGAACAGTGGACAGCGTAAAAGTATATAACAGAACACTATCCGCAGGCGAGATACTACAAAACTTTAATGCAGCAAGAGGAAGATATGGAGTATGACAACGTTAAGAAACAACATCGATCCTGAAACCCAACAAATCAGAATATCATTCTGTACAGTATGCGAAGAAAACATAGAACTACCCTATCCAAAATGTAGACTTAATGATATTCCGCTTTCAGTACAAACCTCAGAAGAACAAGAAACCTGCCCGCTCAACAAGTGGTGATAAGTACATTGTGATTAACATATTCCTATTAGACTACTATGCTCGTCTTCGGGCCTGGCATGACCTCAAAGAATCCTTGAAGAATGCTGACCTTCAAACGATATGTGTTGAGGTCGATAAGTTTTGGCAAAGATGCCCAATGAGCAATCACTATCTGCATCCGGCAGACATAGAAGATTGGCCTGACCCATGGATCTTATTGAACGATAACAACTATTGCTATTACGGTCGTGCTTTGGGTATGCTGTATACGCTGATTTTATTGGGCGTAAAAGACATTGACTTTGTTGACGCAATAGACGATAATGCAAATGAAGTTGTATTAGTCTTGGTTGACAACGCAAAATATGTAATGAATTGGTGCCCGGATTCGGTATTAAATACTGATCTAACCCAATTCAAAATCGGACAGCGTCTTGACACAGACTCGTTAATAAAGAAATTAGGCAAACCATGACCATCAATGTGATAAAAAGATCAGGAACTAGAGAACCACTAGCACTTGAAAAGTGGCAACACCAAATCACTAAGGTTTGCAACGGAACGGCTGATATCAGTCAGTCAATGATTGAAATCAAAGCACATCCAAACTTTTTTGATGGCATTACTTCCAGAGAGATTGACGAAATCACTCTTAGAGCCATCGTAGACTTGATCGATGTTGAATCAAATCCTGACATTGGTCACACAAACTACCAGTATGTTGCAGGAAAGCAGCGCCTATCCATGCTTAGGAAAGACGTTTACGGCAGCTATACTCCGCCGTCGTTGTATGAAATCGTAAAGAAGAACATTTCGGTTGGCCTTTACACTCCTGAACTCTTGGAATGGTATTCCGAAGATGACTGGAATAAGATGAATGAGATCATCGATCACAGTAAGGATGAAGAATACTCATACGCAGCAATCGAGCAGCTTATTGAAAAATATCTTGTTAAAAATAGAGCTACAAAGGAAATATATGAGACTCCTCAAGTTAGGTATATGGTGGCAGCAGCTACAGTCTTCCATGTGGAAGAAACTAGCAAGCGCCTCAAATTCATTAAAGAATACTACACTGCTGCCAGCGATGGTTTATTTACTCTGGCTACTCCTGTACTTGCTGGTCTCGGGACCCCTACTAAGCAGTTTTCAAGTTGTGTCCTTATTCGTAGTGACGATGATCTTGATAGTATCTTTGCGTCAGGAGAGATGATGGCCAAATATGCTAGCAAACGTGCTGGCATTGGCTTAGAAATCGGAAGACTTCGCCCCTTAGGTTCGCCTATTCGCGGCGGAGAGATCATGCATACTGGTATGATTCCGTTTCTAAAGAAGTGGTTCGGTGACTTGCGTTCTTGCTCACAGGGCGGAATTCGCAATGCGTCAGCTACTGTGTTCTATCCTATCTGGCATCATCAGTTTGATGATTTGATCGTCCTCAAGAACAATCAAGGAACTGAAGAAACTCGTGTTCGTCATATGGACTACGGTGTCGTCCTGTCAGCTTTGTTTTGGCGCCGCTTTAAGAACAAAGAAAACATAACATTCTTTGATCCAAACGAAGTTCCTGACTTGTATGAAGCATTCTATAAGAACATTAAAAAGTTCGAAGAACTCTATGTGAAGTATGAGAAGCGCAAGGATCTTCGCAAGAAGACTATGAGTGCCGAAGAAGTATTCAAGAGCGGTATTCTCAAAGAACGCACGGACACAGGTAGAATCTATCTTGTGTTCATTGACAATGTGATGAATCAAGGACCGTTTGACCCTGAGTACCATACGATCTATCAAAGTAACCTATGCTGTGAGATTTTACTTCCCACTAAATCTTTCCGCCGTTTGGACGATGAAAATGGCCGCATTGCCTTGTGTACACTCGGTAGCATGAATTGGGGAGCATTCAGAAATCCAGAAGACATGCGGAGAGCGTGTCGTATCCTGCTTCGCAGCTTGAACAATATTCTAGACTATCAGGACTTCTTATCAATTCAATCAAAGCTTTCCAATGATGAGATTCGTCCAATCGGTATCGGCATCACTAACCTTGCATACTGGCATGCTAAGCGCGGCTACAGATACGGCGAGCAAGATTCATTGCAAGATGTCAAGACATGGGCGGAACACCAGGCATACTACTTGACGGAAGCGACCGTAGAACTTGCTAAGGAGCGCGGCCCGTGCTTGCACTCATCTAAGACTCGATATGGACAGGGTGTATTTCCTTGGGAACTCAGAGCAAACGGCGTCAATGAACTGGCAAACTTTGCGCCTGATCTAGATTGGGAAACACTGAGAACAGAAATGAAAGAACACGGGGTGCGTAACGCAACTGTCATGGCTATCGCACCAGTTGAATCTTCATCGGTGGTGATCAACTCTACGAACGGTATCGAAATGCCAATGTCATTGATTTCTGTCAAGGAGTCAAGAGCAGGATCGTTCACCCAGGTAGTTCCTGAATACCAAAAGTTGAAGAACAAGTATCAGATGATGTGGGACCAAACAGATTGCGCTCCGTATCTCAAGACTGCTGCTGTTTTGGCAGCGTATGTTGATCAATCAATCTCAACTAACACATTCTATAATCCTGCACACTTCCCTGATCGCAAAGTACCGACGACGTTGATCGCTAAGAATCTAATGCAGGCTCAGCTTTGGGGCATTAAAACTTTCTACTACTCTCTTATCAATAAGCAGGGCTCAAAGGAAATAGAAGACGAAGCACCGCTCATGCCCATTGACTTCTTTGAAGAAGATTCTGATTGTGAGAGTTGTAAGTTATAGTGTTAGAAACAAATTGTAAGATCATATTAGACAGCGGGCATCATTAACCATGCAATTAGTATACATCCACGGTGCTAGTGCGACTAGCGACAGCTTTAACTATTTAAGAACTAAGCTAGGTGACGGCATTGATATCAACTACGACAGTCGCAACGGATTTGAAAATAATCTTAGCGATATGCTGGATACCTTGAAGAACGTCAACAACATCGTATTTGTAGCACATAGCTTAGGCGGCATATATGCACTGCATATTGCCAATGCTATACCTAAGCAGGTAGCAGGTGCTGTCACGTTGAGTACACCGTACGGCGGATCCGAAATAGCAGATATTGCTAAATACTTTTTACCATTCAGCCAATTAATGCGTGACATAGGTCCTAATAGTCGGATCATGAGACAAGCTAGTCGGTTTAAAATTCAGCATCCTTGGACTAACATAGTTACAGTAAGGGGGCAAAGTACGTTTATTGTTCACCCCAACGATGGAGTGGTCACTGTAGAAAGCCAAAAACGACATAAGGGCATGGAATTGGTTGATGTAAACTGTAACCATTTCGAAGTCTTACTATCTAACACCGTGTCTAACATCATTAAAGAACGTTACAGAATCATAAAGGAATCACGAAAATGAAAAATAGAATTTTAGAAGCGTTGGCAAAGCAGTTTGAAGCAGGCATTCAAAAGCATCAGCTTAACATTGATATCATGCTTAATAACCCAATGGCAATCCATGAGCATACTGATTACATGGGTGCGATTGAACTTGAGCTTGCCCGTATTGCAGAATATCAGGATAAACTAGAAGCACTCGGTCAGTTTAGAGCAGATCATTAAACTATTAAGGGATTGAGAAAATGAGCAAGGCACAGTATAACCTAACGACTAAGACAGACTATCTTAACCGCAAGATGTTTCTTGACCCTGCCGGTCCTGTGACCATTCAGCGTTTTGAAGAAGTCAAGTATAACAAGCTACAGAAGATTGAACAGACTGCTCGCGGGTTTTTCTGGGTTCCAGAAGAAGTAAATCTTTCTAAAGACGCAAACGATATGAAGGATGCTAGTGAAGCAATTGTTCATATCTTTACTAGCAATGTTCTTAGGCAGACTGCACTTGATAGTTTGCAAGGTCGTGCCCCGGCTCAAGTGTTTACCCCGGTATGCTCTATTCCGGAACTTGAAGCTATCATGAGTAACTGGAGCTTTTTTGAAACGAACATTCATAGCCGCTCGTATTCTCACATCATCCGTAACATCTATAATGTTCCTAAGGAAGTGTTCAACACGATTCATGATACCAAAGAAATCATTAATATGGCTTCTAGTGTCGGAGAATATTATGATAAGCTACACGCTTTAAATTGCAAAAAAGAAATTGGAATAGAATTAGGTGAGCAAGAACACATCAATGCAATTTGGCTAGCCCTTCACGCATCATACGCACTTGAGGCGTTTAGATTTATGGTATCGTTTGCTACATCGCTCGCAATGGTCGAGAACAAGATGTTCATGGGTAACGGTAATATCATCAGCTTGATCCTGCAGGACGAGTTACTGCATAAGGAATGGACTGCATGGATGATCAACCAAGTTATCAAAGAAGATTCTCGTTTTGCTAAAGCAAAGATCGATTGTGAACCAGAGGTTCTTAGGATTTATCAAGATGTGATTCGTGAAGAAAAAGAATGGGCAGCGCATCTCTTTAAGAAGGGACCAGTTATCGGACTTAACGAACGCATCATGATTGACTTTGTTGACTACAACGCAGTAGATGCGCTTAAGCAGATCGGCATCAAGTATTGGAATCCGGCACCGAAGACCACACCTATCCCGTGGTTCAACAAGCATATGGATACTTCCAAAAAGCAGACAGCTTTGCAAGAATCAGAATCTACTAACTATGTTATCGGAGTCATGTCCGACGCACTTGACTATGACGAATTACCAGAACTATGAAAAGTCTTCCGTACAGTGATCTAAGCAACCGCAACTTAACGAGCAAGAAGCCCAATCGTGAAGAAGCTGAACACAAGAAGGAAGACCGCAAAGAGATTCAAAAGATGCTGGGCTACTCTAGAATAAGTAGCTCCTCACCCAAATACTAATCAATACTAGAACATTAAGATTTATAAGGAGAAACAAAATGAACGCAATTATTTGGTCTAAGGATCAATGTCCGTATTGTGTGCAAGCAAAGACACTTCTAACACAGAAGGGTATTGTTTTTGAAGAGCGCAAGATCGGCGTAGGCTATACTAAAGAAGATTTACTAGAAGCAGTACCTAGTGCCCGAACTGTACCCCAGATTTTCCTCGACGGTGAACTCGTCGGTGGATTTACCGAACTTAGAGCTAAACTGCTAGCCGAAGCAGCATAAAGGAAAAACCATGAAGTTAGAAGTCAATTCAGTATACACGTTCAAGCTAAACAGCGGTGAAGAACTAATCAGTAAGGTATTAGGTATCGACGGGGATGAGATTCTCATTCACGATCCGCTTTCAGTCGCTCCGGGTCCGCAGGGAATAGGACTCATGCCGGGGCTCTTTACTGTAGAACCCAAGTCTGAGGTAAGACTAAATACTAATAATGTTGCTTTCTATGCGTTGACTGATTCTAGTGTCAAGGCAAAGTATATCGAAGCTACGACTGGAATTAAGATTCCTGATAAAAAACTTATAATGGGGTAGTATGGCACAACTTAGTAGAAAAGGCGATCAGAATGATGCAGGCGGGCAGATCGTTAGAGGGGCAGATACCGTCTTTGCTAACGGTAAACCCATCGGCTTGCATGTGAGTGACATCACTCCTCACCCCAACGGAAGCAAACACAAAGCAGCAAAGACTACTGAGGGTAGTCCAACTGTATTTGCTGAAGGGGTCGCTGTTCTACGAGTTGGTTCAGGCAACGATTGCGGACACAAGATAAATCAGGGTAGTCCTGATGTGTTTGTACCATAAGGAAATAGTATGGCAGACACAGGTAAACAAAGTCCATTAGGTATCAATCTATTAGGCTCTACGCTACAGAACATCGGATTAGGAATAAACAAAGTAGTTGCTGATTATTTAGGTTCTAGTAAGAACAACGCAACTTATTCGTTTGGGTCAATAGTACAAGGTAGCTCACTTAGACTGCTCACTTGGGCAATTAATGATGGCTATCTCAGAGGCCCCGGCGACAGTAATAATACACTAACTGACGAAACGTATGACAATCTAATTTCAATCGGTGCTGGTGTCATACCTGCACTAGGAAATTCCGTGTCTGCCAAATATGTAGTAGAAGACCCGGCTGGCGTATGGACAACTCAAGCATTAGCATACGCAGCACAAAGGGGCGTGACCCCTGCTCTTCCTGGCCCAGCAAACAGCGGCTACGGTATTACTGGAAACACTGATAACGGACAGCAAGCAACTTGGTATCCTTACGATACGACAAACCCAAACAAAGCAGTAACGCAGTGGGGATTCTTGAGGCTCTTTGCTCTACAAGCATGGAACGAATTTAATTATAACACTGCTACCCCGCTACAGACAACCCCGCAGTATAAAGATTTCTTGTCATCATTCATGACGTTTAATTCGTTTATGACGAATTCTAATCAAGCAATCTATGCTATAGACAATTCTAATACGTTCATGGAAGGGGCATATAGCAACATGAACGATCTAATTAGCGGTGACATCTCCGGTGTCTCGCTGTCTGCTGCTGACTTTGGTGCTGATCTAGAAAACTTAGGGAAAGCACTTGATCTAAAATACATTGCAACATTCGGAACGCCGTCAACGCTACTAGCTACAATCGGAAAGAGCGGTGCAATGACGAAGGACTTGGGCCTTGCCTTGCTAGCAGCAGGCTTGTCTAACACTGAAATTGCAAACATCACAGGCGGTATCGTACCTAATTCCAACGCAGACTTAGAACAAAAAATCTACGGTGCGTTCTTGATCATCACGGGTGAAAACCTAACACACGTTCTCGCCCCGTTGCAATGTAAGACCCAAGGGTTAGAAACTCTCGCTGATCTTCTAAACCTGCGAAAGATGTTTCCAATCAGTTATGAATCATTGACTGTTCCCGTATACAACGGGACTTTAGGTTTACCTACTAATAGTAAGACATATTATCCTATCTATGTCAACGGCGGAATCAATCTTAACATCGACAGTCCTGCAATCAAAGAGTATGTAGGTACCATCGTTCCTACCGGAACACCCCCAATCTTTAATAGCACTGTGAGTCCTGCAAACTACCAAGAATTGCCGAAAGGATTTGGCTCTTATCTAGCAGGCATCATTCCGGCTGATCAAGCTTTGGCTGCTGGTGCATTCTCTTATTCGATGCGTCAAATCAAAAACATCGACTCGTTGAACTTTGAGAAATTTTCTAGAGTCTCTAAGGGCATTGAAAACACGGCTGATCTACCGCTTGTCGCTGGTACAAACAAGCCAACTAATCAAGAAGCGACTGACGACAGCAAGAGGATATGTTCATTGGGTTCGGGTCCTGCCGGGTCTTACACGATGAGCGACTTCTTTGGCTCGATGTCGGGACTTCCTTATCCTTGGAAAAGAATCAGTCAACGTATCACGCAACTTGATACTAGTGCATTAGCTAGTATCTATCAGCAATTATACCTTGCTGTTACATGGGAACCCGCTACTGTTACAGTGAACTACACTACGTATACGGTCGGACCAGATACTTATTATACGGTAACTGGACTAACCATCAATAACAAGGGCGGCGGCTACGGTAGAGGTGGTGCAGCCTCTCCTACTATTACTATATCTAACGGAGGTTCCGGTACTACTCAGATTGGAATCAACGATCAAGACGCAATGTCAGACGGCTTCGGTACATATGGTAGACTAACATCAGTAGCGTTGACCTCTGCTGGCACAGACTCAACGTCTATTCCTACAGCAACAGTCGAGTGCCCTCCCACTTCAGGATCGGGTGGATCAAATACTCCAAGCGGCACTACTGGTTGGAACAACCCAATGAACGCAGTTGTTCAAGGATACATCGACCAAGCAAACGCAGAGATCGCAAGAATTGCAGCAGTTACCGCTAACTCAAGCGCCGTGCTACATTTGAATGAATATTGGAATATTCTAGGTATGCAATTGGCAAGAGAACAGCGTTCACGCTATACAGGATTTTCTCCTGTGAGTGTTCCGATAGACTTGTTTGCAAACCCATACCCGACGAGCATCTACTCTTTCATCGATTCAATGCCTACGTTCTCACAAGACACCAAACCGCACGGAGCAGTACAAACTATTGAAGCTATATCTGATATGGACTTAGTGGGCGGTCAAAGTGCAGTTGCTATGATGCGCCAAGAACGCAATCAATCTAGATTGCAAAAGTTGGGCATAGACCCTGATAATAATATTCCTGATGCTCCCTCACCGAGTCTTGTTAAGACATTACTAGCTAACGGAACTGTTCCGGGAGCAGTTGGTGGCATTGCCGGCATTGCTTGTCCAGACAACGGAGAGTATACACTTCCTGCATGGTCTACTAATACGATGGATGGTGAAGAAATTGTTCCTGAACCGGAAGGGCTATACGTAGCACCTATTGGATTCCAACAGACAGCAGGATTAAACAACGGAGACATCACGCCTATCCTAGCGTGTGATCCAAACCCTGTTGTTGCGTTGCTTGTTCCTGCAGGACCTGCAATCGTTCCGGAAAGCCGCACAGATAGTGTTGTGATCATTGCACCTCCTTCAGAATATAATCCGGCTAATTTACCACCAAACTTGGATCCAAACTATATCAGCAGTACCGTGCTACCGTCTACGTTGAGCATACAGAAAGCAATTGATCATGTGGTCGACTGCAACTGCGATTGCTGGGTGCAGTAAAAACTTTTTAGTAATTTTTCGGTTGACAACGGGTACGCCTTTTGCTACACATGAATCATGGACAGCAAGAAAGAAAAAACAATGTGGGCACTCGCACAAGTTCTTGATAGTTTTTCCGATCTTCCCAACGAGCGTTTTCACACCTTTGCTGTGAAGTATGAAGGTGAAGTCGTAGGGGAACTCAAGTTTGATCGCGGTCGCTGGAAGTCAGCAGGCGGTCCTGCTTGGAAGGGAACTCTGTTCAAGACTGCACTTCATGGACGCACTGATTCATCTGGATGCGTCGGTGCTGTTTATTACAGTAAAGATAAGCGCAAGGTGCTTGACTGGTTCAAGACGGGTACCGCGTCCTCCTAAGAAATTATAAGTCATCAATAAGGAAAGACCTATGAAAAAGATTTTGATTGCTGCAATTGCTGTATCTCTTGTCGCTGTGGGCGTGGTTTCAGCCGGCCCAAGTGAACGTCACTGGAAGGGCTATATTAGCCGCTCTGAACACTATTCACCTCGTTCTCATTCCCGTCAGGTAGAGATTTTCGAAGATCGTAACGGGTGTCAATATCTTGTAGTCACTAGTACTTCGTCGAACGGATCGGCCGACAGCGTTAGTATTACCCCGCGGATTAACTCTGCTACCCTTCAACCGCATTGCAACTAGGAGAATAAAAATGCGTGAACAACTCGGCGTTATGATTTCAGCGACCTACAACCTGATTTCGGATAGCGCGAACGATGGTGAAGGCCAGCAAGGCAGCATCAAGGCAGATTTCGGTGTGAACAGGATTCCGACGCTGGAAGAGGTCCAAGCTTCACTGGACAACGCGATCAAGGTTTTCAACGACACTCTGGGCGTTGATGATACCCGTCTGATCAACATGCGCGATTTCGGTTTTGCCGAACCTCGTTCGATGCAATGGCCTCCGATTGAGAGTGAAGCCTAATGGCTAAGATTATCGGGTCTATAGGGCTGGCCTTTACGCCGCTCGTGGTCTATGCCTCTTATGAGGCTGATTCGTTCTGGCTGTTTTGTGTAGCAGCATGGGTTGCATTGGCCAGCATTCTTCTAGCTTTTACTAAGGAAACAAAATGATTAAATATCGTGTTGTTGAATCTTGCGAGGGATATGAGCCTTACTCGAAAGAGTTTACTAGCGAGACACTGGCAAGAGCTTTTTTTGAGGATCGTTTTAGGCTAGTGAAGGCTCACAACGGTAAGGTTGAGCTTTTTGAAGTTCAATGGAACGTGATCGACTTTTTTGTGAGCAACCGATGAAAAAGGATTGGATTAAATACCCGATTTACTTTGTTGGGTTCATCCTGATGTGCCTTCTTATTGTTATTCTGTCTAGCTCTAACAACGCAGCCAAGAAAGAGCGTTGCGAGGCACAAGGCGGAACTTTCATTGAGAACGAGTTTCAGTCTGATCGTTCGATGTGTGTTTATGGGAAGTTGGGATAATGGCTAGAACTATATTCGGCAAAGTGTTTCGCGCTCTAGCAATGACGCGAGAATATAAAGATGGGAACACTTTTGGCTTCGTCTGGCGGTGGTGGAATCCCCTTGTGTATTTGGCAATTCCGCCCATTATCCTGTTTTGTATTTTGTTTGCAGGTATTCCCGAAACTTTCCGTCGCCCCCACGACTTAGGCTTCGGGGTAAACCCTTATTTCAAGCGGAAAAATATTCCTTTAGAATGGGTCTGACAAGGCACGAACCTCTACCCTTAATTAAGTGTACTGCCAGTCGATTGATAAATACGTATAACGAGGAAAGTGTGGTTTATGAGTCTGGATCTTTGGAAGACTGATGCAGAGATTAAAGAAGAAAATCTAAAAAATCTCGAATGGCAGAAGAACAATTTAGAGTACGATCTTCTGTCCACTGATTGGATCTTGGAGAAAGTACGCAACTCTGATACTTACGCACAGAATCTCTATGCGGCTCTGTGTAACAACGACTTCATCAAGAATGAGGTTTGGCCTATTCTAAAAGAAGATACTTGGGGTTGTACTTGGCGTTATGCAGGCGGTATAATTGCTGACATACAGGAAAAGGGCGACTATATGGACTGGTATTGTTCCGGCATTGGCCCCTCGGATTCTTCCAAAGAATATGTTACTGAAAGCATAGTAACCGACGAAATAAAAGACGACCTATTGAAGTTGGGTTGGCTAGTTAGGAAATATAATGAATCTGAATAATTTAGGAACAGGAAAGAGGCTCGTGCAGCATGTTCTTTCTAGCGCAAACGTAAAGAACTGGTCAAGAGTTCATCAGCAGAAGTCAACTGAGCAGACAAAAAACCCGCTCAATCCTGAGTTTGTAAAAAAGAATGGGCGACCCTGATACAAAATTTAAGAAGTCCAAGCGCCTTCTTAAGACGGCCGCCGCTATTGATAAGCAAGTTAGCATTGCTAAAGAAGTAGGTTTGCCTGTACGAAAGGATCAACCACATCGATATGCTAAAATGCACTCGACAAACTGTGGTGACCCTACTTGCTATATGTGCGGTAACCCAAGAAAGTTTAGCAAAGAGAGAACCATGCAAGAGAAAAAGTTCATCGAAGGTGCAAAGCTTGATGCCCGAAATGATTGACTAACAAGCAGTCCTGCATTATATTAGACAGATACGCTCTGGGTTTCAGAGTTGAATCCTGCTAGAGTACCAAATTTATACGGAGAAAATATAATGATTGACGAATCCCAATTACCTAATGTCGTACCTGCTGTAACTTTTAAGACTCGTGTCCGCGATGACTCTATCGAAGGTCCGAATCCTTTTCGTTGGCAGGATACAACTTCATATGATTACTTTGCAGGAAAGCGAGTAGTTCTATTCTCGTTGCCAGGTGCATTCACACCAACCTGCTCAACGTATCAGCTTCCTGGCTTTGAACAAAACTTTGATCAGTTCAAGGCTCTTGGAATTGACGAAATCTACTGCGTATCAGTCAACGATTCGTTTGTCATGAATTGCTGGGCTAAGGATCAGAATTTGCAGAACGTCAAGGTTATCCCAGACGGTTCTGGGTTGCTCACTGCCAACATGAACATGCTTGTTCAGAAGGACAATCTTGGTTTCGGTGTACGCTCTTGGCGCTATGCTGTTGTTGTCAACAACGGGCATATCGAAAAGTGGTTCATTGAGCCGGGCATTGAACATAACTGTGCGGCGGATCCATACGGCGAAACCTCGCCTGAAAACATTCTTGCATACTTACGTACTACCTGAGCGAACATAAGGACAGGGCTGAAGCACTTTCTAATGAGTGTTTCGGTCCAACCTGCCAGATAAATACTAGTTTATCTATAGAGAAAGATAAATAAATCTATGATAGAAATACTTAAACAGAGACTTCAGGGTTTAAAAGATGCTGCTGCTCTTCTTTCCGAAGAGGAAAGAAATGTTAGGTATGACGTATGTAAGTCATGCGAACACTTCGTTTCCTTGACTAATCAATGCACCAAATGTGGGTGCTTCATGGCGGCAAAAACTTATCTTCCCTTTGCAGAATGTCCTGTTGGCAAGTGGAATAAAGTAAAAAGAAATCAGCAGGGATAAAAAGGATTAACTACGATGCAACAATATATTATTGACTTTGTTAACAGTGCTACTGACGCAGAAATCAACGCATACCTAGATTCGTGTGGAGCAACTATAATCAAGAGCTTCAATGCGTTTGAAAAAGTAGTGCTAGTAGAATGCTTGGAAGTTCCACCTGCCAGTGACATCGTAGAACATATTAAAGATGATGATCACACCAATCACATCAAGCTGTTGACTACTATTCCTATCCAAATGCCCGTTCTTCCTGCTGAAGGCAGCAAGACAGTTCAAGTCAGCGAGCAAAAAGATTGGTGGAAAGTCTATAGTGGTTCGGTAGTAGACTTAGATGCTCCTAGCTTCCAGCTTCCATTAAGCGGTGCTGGGTCAGTCGTGTATTTGTTAGATAGCGGTATCAAGTTGGATCATTCAGAGTTCGAAGGTGCAGACATTGAATGCTTGTACTCACTCACCGACGACTTTGTTGATAGAAAAGGTCACGGCACTGCTCTTGCAAGTGTGATCGTAGGGAAGACTTGCGGAATCACTAATGCGAAACTCAAAGTAGTTAAGTTGTTTGACACTGAAGTTCCTACTAGGCTAAGTGATTTCTTGAGTGCGATGGACGCGGTATACAACGACTTTGCGACAAACAACTTGTATGGTATAATGAATTGTAGCTGGGCCATTGCAAGAAACGAATACATCGAAGCAAAGATGCAGGCTTTGTTCCGAGCAGGAATACAGATCGTAGTTGCTTCTGGAAATGATGGGTCTGATATCGGTGATGTAACTCCTGCAGCAATGCCCGAATCAATCGTTGTTGGAGCGTACAATGCTTCTCTTTTACCTTGCGACTTCTCAGATTATACCGGAACATCAGCCATTAGCGTAACTCCAGGTAGTACTAACGGCGGCAAGCTTTCGGGATGGGCACCCGGAGAGGACATTTACGCTGCTAAATTAGACGGTGGTTATGGATTTTCTTCTGGAACTTCGATGTCAGCGGCTATTCATTCTGCGATCATCGCGTACAATGTGACATTGCCTCCTTTTCAGTTTGATGATAGTGTTAACGCGATCTGGAATAATGCAACAAGAAACAATGTATCATTCCTTGCTAAAAAAGGATTGTTGATGTTGGACGATCCGAAATATCAAAACTCTCCTAATCTGGTTAGCCTTTTAATTACTGATATGAGCGAACCTTATAATAATGTTCGTCCAGCATTGTTCGCTGCGATATTTGCAGGTGCACCATTTAGAATCGTCATGTTTAACCCGATGAGTATTTCTTCAGTGACCTTACATGACCCGCTGCCGAGCGGAATGTCGATCAACCAAGGTGGAGTTTTGAGCGGATACGTTGATTCAGTAGAGGGTGACAGTGAAGATCATACCTTTTCGTTGAGCATAACAGACCTAGACGGTAACACCAGTGACGGGATTCTGAAAATTAGGATTCTGAAAATTTTGCCTAAACACACGCGAGCGTCGTACGATGTAAATGCTATCGTTCCGTATCAATTGAATGAGAATACCTGCGATGGGGGTTTCCCGCAGGCCTGTAGTGACACCAGCGAATGCTCGTCCTCCGAATGTGATTTTTTCGGACAAAACTGCGTTTGCCCCCCAAAAAGCAACGCCTGCGCCTGCGTAGGATAATGCATGACTCCTTGGTTCAAAGTCAATGGGAAACTATTAGACTTCACGACTGTTGAATTTAAGGAAACCGTGAAGTACCCTATCACGGCAGCAATCGAAGCAGTAAACGACATTGTAGAAAACTATCCGGCCCCTTACAACGTACTAGTAAGCGGCGGTATAGATAGCCAAGCTATGTTATATGCATGGAAGATGTCGGACCACCCATTCAATGCTGTCTCGTTTCGGTACAATCAAGATTTTAATTGGCACGACATAAAAACATTACCTCAATTTTGTGAACAAGAAAACATAGAGTATAAAATCATTGACTTTGACTACCTTGATTTTTTAGAAAATGAGTACGACAGCATAGCAAGAAAATATTGTTGCAGCAGTCCACAAATAGCGATGCATATTAAAATGGCAATGATGTTGCCCGGAACTAATGTTTTCTCTGGAAATTTTCTATTAACGCAAGGTGCAAGTTTGTCTTGTGCCGTTTTGGGCACATATAGATTTAGTGTGACAGAAGAAGGAAAAAACACCATTCCTTATTTTTTCTTACACACGCCGGAATTGGCATACAGTCAAAATTACTTTAGGTATTCTAATCTACCCGCCCCGCAAACAGGTGATTCGGACTATCATCGACATGCTAATACATATCAAGAAATGGGATTTCCGGTAATACCTCAAGAAAAGAAACTTACTGGATTTGAAAAGTTTAAAGAACATTACGACAGTCACCAATATGTTTTAATGGATAAAACTAACCGATTGAGATACCACGGCAAACCAAGCCACCGCCCATTCGATTGGTTATTCAGATACCCATATGAAAAAATGTTTGGGGATTCTCCCCTTAGCTATGTCTTGAATCCTCACCCCCTACTGATCGTAGAATGATCGGTCAGCACAACTGCATAAGGACAAAATTATGAAAATGTATAACACACCCAAAACTGAAACGGTTATTACCGAAGAAGACTCGGTTGACAAGAAAATCAAGCTGCTGGATTTAAAAGTTTCTAGACTAGCAGAAGAAGTTAGTCGTATTAAGTCTATGGTACAAGCTACAAGTCGCCAAACTCGCCGCCAAAATACTGACATCAATAATTTAACGACGGTCGTCCGCAATAGATAAAAAAGGTTGACACTGTTACCCAAACTTGCTATAAAAAGGTATAGCAAGGAGATTGATTATGACTCGTAACGAAGAACTTGAAACTCTCATCAATGAACTTTGGGAATCGGATGAAGCCTCTGCCCTAACCAATCAAGCTGCTCGTATGCTTGTAATACTGCGTGACGAAGTTTACCGTCTTCGTAAAAAGTCGGTTGAAGATGGATGGATGGATCCTTAACCCTGATCGTAGTGGTGGCCAGTTCACGCAAGATGAAATCAATCGCGGCGACGAACAATTTGGTAAGTGGCATCGCGGCCGGTAGTCTGCATTAAGGGATAAATGGGTAACAGAGTGAAGAAAAGTTATTGACTTCACCCTGTATACCTTATATAAGAAGACTATGGCAAAGCGTTATCTATATACATTCACTAGACAGGACATCTTCAAAGAGTATCAGCTTGTGCAGACTGCACATGTTGCGTACAAATTAGGTTGTAGGATGGATAAAGATGCGGATCCGGACAATACGTATTTCACATGCGTTGGTGTTCGCAACCTTGAAGCACTAAACGCAGTTGCTAAGATTCTGGATGAGTTCAATTACCACTATGAACGTTTTATTGAACCTGATTTGAACAACGGGGAAATGACTGCAATCGCAGTATACCCCAGAGACGAAGACAAGCGGGATATTCTGCTTGCTTTTAACCTTCTAAAATTTTGAGGATAGCAGTAATGAAAAATATTATACTGACAAGTTGGAATTTCATTTTTGACTACAACAAGAGCCCTCTGCGACATATTCCTGAAGGCAACATTAGACATATGATCTATCAGATGTTGGGTTGGATGTGGGCTATTTCCTTTTCTATTGCGATCGGAAGTTATACCTTTCTTGCTATTAGCTTGATCGGACACGCAGTACTCATCAGTGCAGCAGCGATAACCGTAGCAGTATATACTACGGCAACAGTAAAACCAAAGGCGTTCCGTGTTGTTTTGGGTCGCCGACCCGACGGTGAACATAACTAAGAAAGAAGATACAATGGCGTACTTTCTAAAGTCCGGTACTACGTATAAGGTTTCGTCAAAGGAATCGATGGACCTGCACGAATCACTTCCTGCAGGTAACTACACAGTTGGGCAGGATATGTTCGGTAACTTCTTCCTTGAGCAGATCGATTCGTTCGAACTGCCAAAGAAGATGTACGGTGATTCGCTTCGTCATACCGATCGTATCATCAATACCTTCTTTGCTCGTCCAGCGCAAACAGGCGTTATGCTGAACGGCGAAAAAGGTTCGGGCAAGACGATGCTTGCTAAGAACGTTGCTAACGAACTTGCAAAGCAAGGTGTTCCGACTATCGTGATCAATCGTGATTGGACCGGTGACGGCTTCTTCAAGCTGTTGCAGGATATCGATCAGCCTTGTGTTGTTCTCTTTGACGAGTTCGAAAAGGTCTACGCTTCGGCCGATCAGGAACAAATCCTCACTCTGCTTGACGGCGTGTTCGGCTCTAAGAAGCTGTACATGTTCACTGTCAATGATAAGTGGCGCGTCGATCAGCACATGCGTAATCGTCCCGGACGTATCTACTACATGCTTGATTTCAAGGGTCTCGGTGCTGAGTTCATCGTTGAGTATTGTGAAGACAATCTTACTGAACAGAAGTACATTGATCAGATTGTTTCAATCGCAAGCCTGTTTGGTGAGTTCAACTTCGACATGCTCAAGGCTCTTGTTGAAGAAATGAATCGCTACAACGAAAGCCCGACTGATGCTCTTGCGATGCTAAATGCAAAGCCCGAGTTTGATACCGGCACGAAGTACGCGGTTGAAGTTATTCATATGGGTAAGGCAGTTGAAAAGCCCCACACTTCTGAGTTCAGCGGCAACCCGCTGAGCCCTAAGGGTTTTGGGATTGAGTTTGATACTGACCCGAACGACGCTGATTCGGATTGGACATGTGTCCGATTCAACCCCAACTCGTTGATTAACCTCGACGCACAGGCAGGGAAGTTCATCTTTGAAGATCAAGGAACTCGTGTCATTCTGACTCGAATGCGAGAAAAGGCTTATTACGACTACTCTAGCTTGCTGTTCTAGCTTGTCTTGTAGTGCGTATAAACATCTTGTAAAGGAAACAGTAATATGAGTCAATTTGGAACTGGAACATGGGTGGATGCTGTCAAAAACAGCATCCCCGAACACCTCTCTCACCTAGAGAGAAATATTGAAATCGTCATGACCCAACACGGACTAGACGAGGTCGATGCACACGCATGTGCATTAGCTGCTGCTATAGCATCGGGGAACGGTGAGCTTGCATTTGAAATCTCAATGAACGGTCCTTTGTTTGGCAAGGTCGAACGGGAACTAGTAGCGCAATCGGTTGTGAGTATGTCAATTGACACGGTGTATCTATCTTACCTAGCCGCAGTTGACATTGCAGATTATAAATCTCCGAAGCCACACCCGCTAGAAATTTTCGAACCGATCATGACTGATGAAACGGGCAAGGCTGCGATGTATGCGTTTGCTGCTGCAATCGTGTTAAAGCAAAATAGAGCATTCGCACTTGTTGACCTGCTCAATGGGCGTGGCTACACTCGTGAGCAAGTTCAAGGCATTGCTGCTATCGCAGCCGTAGTTTCGGCAATCAACAAAATTGGTGTTTGATTCCTGTCACTGTAAGACTGCTTCAAAAATATTTTACTGCGGCAATTTTTCGGTTGACATGGAAAACTAACGGTACTATAACAAGACATAGAGTTTGAAAACGGAGATTGTTATGAAAATGATTTGGGTTCTGGGATACGATCAATACTATCCCAGCGGCGACAACTTCGAAGCGTCGTTTGAGACTTATGAAGAAGCCGAAGCGTATGTTGAGAGTGAAAAGGCCAAAGACTATCCCCGCGATTACTATCGAATTGTTGATATCTCTGATAGGCTCTAAGGCGATTTTTTTCTTGACAACAGTTTTGTTGTGATATATAAAGAGTAATATGTAGTGCAAATTGACGAAAAGTTGAAAAACTAGCCGTTAAAATGCACTGTTTGAAACCAGGACTAAATAAACATACTATGATTACTAACCGTTCGATATCGCTGAAACAGCATGACACCAGACTTTGGGGACAACTCTCCGTGTTGGGTCAAGTTGCATTGGCATATCCGACAGATATTCGCAGTGCCTTTAATTCAATGGAAGGGGTACCGGGTGGATAAGTAAACATAGTTATAAACATGTTTATTTTGCCCCTGGGAATCGAAAGAGACTCAGGGTTTTCCTTTAGTAAGAGGCATAAATCTCTTACAGTTAGGGTGAGAGACCTAACAAAAGTGCAAGTCGGAACGAGGCTGCAAAGCACTATAAAAAAAGAACGGGCGGTGATAGGGATGAAATCTGCGGAGAGAACGCAGAGAGTAAAAACTTTCAGTGAGGAACATTATGATTCCTCGCAAGCGGGCAAGTCCGAAATGCCGGACAACATAGTCTCGCTTGTCAACAAAAGGCTAACCATTTATTATTTAAGAACATGAGAGAAGAACATTAGCCCCGGGCTGCGAACCCGGTTGCGCCCTCTACTGTTCTTTAATAATGAATGGTCAATAAAGATTAATGAATACCATCAAAGTTATGCTGCTGTAGTTCAGTCCGACGTAAGAACATCACGCTAATAATGTGAAGGTCACGAGGGTCGTATGCCTCGTCAGCGGCACCATTTTTATTGGGGAATAGTGTAATGGTAACACACCGGTTTTTGGTACCGTCATTCTGGGTTCGAGTCCTAGTTCCCCAGCCAAACACGCTGCCTTAGCTCATATGGTAGAGCGTCGGTTTAGTAATCCGAAGGCGGTCAGTTCGATCCTGACAGGCAGCACCATTCTTTATGGCTCCTTAGTTCAACCGGATAGAGCGCCTGCCTTCGAAGCAGGAAGTTGGGGGTTCAAATCCCTCAGGGGTCGCCACTATATGCCCGCGTAGCTCAGCTGGATAGAGCATCAGACTACGAATCTGAGGGTCGGAGGTTCGAATCCTTCCGCGGGCGCCAATTCTACCTTAAAGACTAATTGATGCCTGGTTGCTAAATGCATAAATCCAGAAGCGTATAGATTAGCGCCCGTGCGGTGGTTGTTTTTATGTACGCTAAGTGTTACGGTAGCACCACTGGTTCCAACCCAGTTAGCGTGGGTTCGACTCCTACAGCGTATGCCAATTCATTTCTCAATAGTGTAAAGGAAAAATCCTAGTAGCTATGGTGAAAGAGTATTTGGAACATTGCTAATAAAATCTAGAGTAATATCACACAGTAGCAAACGCAAAGGCTTAAAAAACTGTGAGCCGGGGAAGAGCCGGACAGGCTTTGTGATATGGAATAGTGCTGAAAACAATGCTAAGAGTATTTGAGTAGTCATATTGAAACGATGAAGTACGTGGTAACACTCCGGCATAGCATTTGCGTTTGGAGCCGGAATTGTTGGTTCAAGCCCAACTTGAGAAGCCAAAATACTATGGAGCCGTATACACGGTAAGGTTCGATCACTTCACTGGTGTTTAGTGTGATTGGCTGCTCCGCCCAATTTTATGCTCGCGTATCTCAGCCAGATAGAGCATCAGATTACGAATCTGCGGGTCAGAGGTTCAAATCCTGCTCCCGCACCCAAGTCATGAGCCCTGTGAAGTGCCACCCTGGCGGTCGAAGGTGGAAGTCACAGCAGGGCCACGACAGATAGCGGAAGCCCATGATCACCTCCGCTATACCAATTTTATGCTAGGTTAGTGTCAGCGGTTAGCACACGAGTTTGTGGAACTCGGTGGATTGGTTCAAATCCAATACCTAGTACCAATATCATGCACCCTTAGCTCAGTGGGAGAGCATCACCTTGACATGGTGGAGGTCGCTGGTTCAAATCCAGCAGGGTGTACCAAAGTTTATGCGGCCACATGCAAGAGCTACCTTCCGAAAGTAGCAAACAGCATAGAAAAATAGTGGCCGCGCCATATCACGGAGTTGTGCTAGAGTGGACGATTAGACTATCTTGGAAAGGTAGCGTACCGCAAGGTACCGTGGGTTCGAATCCCACCGACTCCGCCACTATATCGGGGAGTAAGTCAGCGGTAGACGTTTTGGTTTGGGACCGGGAGGTTGTTCGCCCCACGCTCTCTCTAAACAAAACCAACATTTACCACAGGGTAGTTGACCGTAATCGGTACTACAACTTTTGGTCAGCGGGTAAACTGACTCTGTTATACCTTGTTCTAGATATATACCATATATGTCCTGTTTGGTTAAATTTGTCAGCGGCCTATATTGCCCGTTCCAACTCAAAGGACGTGTAACCAACGGCGATCTGGTTCTTTCGTATAAAAATTCAAACCGGTCGATGCCCTGTATATCAGTAGCAGATGGGTTACAATTGGTGCCGTATAATACGGATTTCACAATTTGTTGATGGTAGAGCATCTTGTCAGGTAGTAGGTTAATACTGCTGCTGCCTTCGGCGTCGGAGTTACACACCGACATGTGCTGTATAACATTATAATTGTTAGTCAATCGACAAATCTCTGATAATACGTCAGCACAAACTTTGTGTTGACACAGATTTCGCTGAACGGTACTGATAGTGAACAAGTGTATTTCTGTATCTTTTATTTGGTCTAATACCAAATATGCTAGTAAAGAACTATCAACACCGCCGGAAAAGCTAATACCTATAGCACCTGAAGGCAGTTCTAATGTGATATCGTTGTTTATGACTAGATGATGCATAGTGATATTTATTATATTTTTGAAGTGATTACACTGAACTGATCGGGGAGCAAGTCAGCGATAGACAGCCTGGTTTGAGACCAGTTTATAGAGATACTCTCCGTGAGACGTTGCACAACAGTCTTGCGGAGGAAAGGGGACAGTGCAACTCCCCTGAGAGATTGGAAGCGTGGCAGAGCATGGCTGAATGCACCGGATTCGAAACCCGGAACTCCTGTTACAACGGGTGTCGTGAGTTCAAATCTCACCGCTTCCGCCAAAAACATGCAGGCTAGACGAACGTTACCGGTGGTGGAACTTGGTATACACATCTGGTGATGAGCCAGACTTTGCTTAGGCATTTGCGGGTTCGAATCCCGTCCTACCTAGACTGCATTTTTTATTTTTGGAGTTTCTCGTGTGTTTGGATCACTGTCGGTCGGCAGAAACGATATGCAGACAGGTGAATCGCAAAGAGAGAGTGTTCGACCAACGCAGGATGGAGAAAAACAATCACGACCATCGGCTCCAAAAGTATTTTTATTTGAGGTCATATTTCGGTTGACTTTGGGTAGAGTATCGTCTACATTAAGAAAATAGAGAGAGCAGCGATGTTGTCTCGTTCTTTGACATTGTTAAAAATAACAAGTCTCTTATGAGACTTGTTAGATGAATGCTACGTTGAGCCACCCAAAGGCTCATAACCGTACAAAGGTTTATGTGGGTTCGATTCCCACGTGCGGGGTTTGGGAACGTAGTATTCTTCTAACAAGTATCGTATGATCTGGTGTTCTTAGAAAGGGAGTTCCTGTTAAGTGGCGAACTCTTTACTCTGACTAGTACAGAGAGGATAGGTCAGTATCCTAGGGAAGTGCAATTCTTCCAAACTCTCTTTCTAAGAACATCAGGTTATCAAGTCAAGACAAAGTAGGCCCTAAAGCTCTTTGTCCCGCCCTCGCAAGCGGATATAGAATGGTTTAGGACATTCTATGCAGGATCGTTCCCTGCCGAGGGTATATCTTTGTTCTGAATTGTGTGTTTCCCGGGATAAACACAGTCAGGACAACATCGGTCGATGTTGCCACCGTGTCATCGCTGATGTAAAATAAGCGTATAGCTATATGTGACGAGCGCGTAGCAGTTAACGGTGGCCTGAAATCCCTTATGAATTTATTAGATGAACACTATATCCGATCGTAAAATCTTCCCGCCTAGTGCTTGATTGCGGGGACTGGGAGTCCCGCTAGTGTTCTTCTAATAAATTTATGATGCTCAACAGTCGAGGGACTGAGCCGATGAATTTCGGTCGAGCCTGAGTTCGACTCTCAGGGTGCATCACCAGTTTTCGGCTAAGACTGATCATCTTAGTTCGGATAGTCCAAAGCAAGCACCACTGGTACCTGATCAGTATTCATGCGCTAGCTTTTGCTTCGTTCGTCTATCGGAGAGGACACTGGCCTTGGGGCCGGAAAGATGGGTTCGATTCCCATACGAAGGTTCGGCTATTTACATATTAATGCTCCTGTAGCTCAGTTGGTAGAGCACCTGACTGAAGATCAGGGTGTCGTCGGTTCGATTCCGTCTGGGAGCACCATAATTTTTCTTTGTTGGTATCAGCAGAGTAAATACATCATACTACTATGCGGATGTGGCGGAATTGGTAGACGCCCCAGTTTTAGGTACTGGTATCGTAATGGTGTGGGGGTTCGAGTCCCTTCATCCGCACCAAAATTCAGAAATAGCAAGAACCCATGAAACTGTTTTAGCGATGAAACAGCGGAGGCTGTTATTTCTGATACGATGTCGTGGCTAAAGCTGCAAGGTGTACCTTGAATTGCCCTCGTTAAAGACAGCTAGTACATCTATATCTCGAAAAAGAGTAGGGTAATCAAAATTTTCTTTTTTTGAAAAGGATTTGAGCCCTTTAAACCTAAACTGATATTTAGGATATGGGTCATCGTCTCTGTTTTCTAGAGTTAACAACTCACCGGGAAATACTTTGAACCATTCTCCTTGTATAGACAGCAAGTTAGTAAGTCTGGCAGTGTATTCAGGTATTTGGTCTTCTTCTAGAATTATAACTTCAGTAGTGTCTCGGTTTCTACCCCAATTAAGAGTTTTTCGTGCGATCATCTGACTTACTACTTGTGACTTGTAGTCTAACCTAACTGTATAGTACAATTTGCTAGATTGCTTAAACACTTCTTTTAGTAAATCCACAGAATAATGATATATCCTTAATAAGTCTGTAACATGAAGTTTTATTAAAATATCCTTATTCTGTGACATACATAGAATTTCATTGACTCGCGCAATATATTCTTCGGAACTTGAGTTATTCCTGTGTTCAAGCATGACTTCACCTAGGTTCAGAACACCTAATTCATCAGCGATTGTTCCTGCTGCGGATGTGCTGCCGGAACGAGGATTAGAAATGATTGTATACAACATATCTGTATTTAGTACACAACACACTTTAAGTAAGTTATGCCCCGATGGTGGAATCGGTAGACGCGGGAGACTCAAAATCTCTTGCCCAAAAGGCGTGGGGGTTCAAGTCCCTCTCGGGGCACCAGCTGATTCACGGGTCCTTAGCTCAGTTGGTAGAGCATCTGACTTTTAATCAGATTGTCGCGGGTTCGAACCCCGCAGGACCCTCCAAGTTTACAACGTGGTGTAATGGTAGCACAGGAAGTCCGAGAGTCGTAATGATGGGTAGGCAGCAAGATGCCAGGATGCGGGTTCGATTCCCGGCGTTGTAATTAAGTTTGTAGTGGGTGTTGGAAGTATTAGTCACAGAGCCTAGGCTGGCCAGTTGAATCTCTGTAAAGGATGACGGTTCAAGTACGCATCATGGCAACCATCTGACGATGACTTCAACAACGAACCCAACTGACCGGCGCTTATAATTGGTCGATAATGCCGCTGATGTTGTGGATCAGCGGGCCCACTACAATTCAATTGCCCTGTTAGTTAAATGGTAGAACGACTGTTTCGTAATCAGTAGGCGGCAGTTCGATTCTGCCACAGGGCACCAAGTTTGCTCCCTTAGTTTAGCGGTAAAACACCTGGCTTATATCCAGCATCGTCTCCAGATTAGAGAGCGTCACAGGTTCGAATCCTGTAGGGAGTACCAAACTTGTTAGATGAACACTGTTCGGGTAGAAACTAGACTAGTGAAGTCATATTGCCGCTTCTTCAGTAACTAGTGAGGGTTCGAGTCCCTAAGGCGGCTTCGTTTCTTACAGTGTTCTTCTAAACAGTTTATTGCCTAGGTGGTGGAATGGTAGACACGCAACGTTGAGGTCGTTGTGGACGAAAGTCCGTGAAAGTTCGAGTCTTTTCTTGGGCACCAATTTTTTCAAAACTAATAGATTATTTATAGATTTTGGTTGCACTAAGTCCAATCATAGTGTATATAATATAGACAGTCTAAATATGATAATACATAGGAGTTAATCATGGCGGTACTAGCCTTA